CATTTTAATCTCCTATTTAACTACGTTAAGTCGTCGTCGGACGATCCGACAACGTTCTACTGTTTGTATTACAAACAAAAACAAGCCCCGTAGGGCTTGCAATAAGATGTGAAGTAAGCCCCGAAGGGCTTAAGTTATGATTTCTTGTAGAGCTTTGTAAGCTCTTTAGTGAATGTAGCTTTGCTAAATCCTGCCTCGGTCATGATCTGATGGACTAGCTTTGCTAGGTCAAGTTCAGTCTTAGGTTTTGGTATAGCTTTGCTATTGTCTTGCTTCGGTTCAGCTTTAGCTGTTGAGGCTTTCTTTCCTTTGGAAACATTGCCTGCTGAACCAACCTTAGTCTTGGGTTGGTCAGAAGCTTGAACTCTCTTTCTGATAGCTGATACTCCTAGAGTATCGAAGAGGCCGTTCTTGTTTAACTTCTGGATCTTGATCCAGTTAGCGGCGATAAAGATCGTATCCGATCTGTCTTGCTTTGATATTCCAGCTAAAGCTGAAGAGGCTATAGCCTTACCGAAAGATACATTATCTTTATGCAAACTACGAACTTGTAACAGTATGTTACCCAATTCTCTGTAGTAGTCCAGTTGTTGCTCTTGCAACAAGTATAACTTGTCATAGATCTTTGCGCCATGATCAAGAGCTTCAGTTATACTGAAGGTACTTTTACCCAGTTTCACTGTACCTGAAACTTCGATTTGTGCTTTTAACTTCGTTACATTAGTCATATCAATCTCCGATTGTTGTTGGCTTCATTGCCGATTTGATGAGACCAATAGGACAGATGCCAAACAAATTGTCAACAACTTTTGGTGTGCATTATGCGCATGGAAAAGCGGAGAGTGGTCGGATCGTCCGACAACGGCCTGATTTTTAGAGCTATGGGGTAGGCTATTTTGTCCCTCTAAAGAGGGGGTATGGTTCTAGTGCATGAAGCTTCGCTTTTTATGCCCTCCTGCCTAATGTCATGCATAATCTGGGCATTATAGGCATATCCGGATAGATAATCCGTATAAAAGTGTAACGTTTTCAGTAGCTTAGGCCTAGCAAGCATGCCTTATAGCGCATATCATGCATCATAATGCCTACCCGGGCGTGGGCCACCCCCCATGCCTACGTATACGTGTATGTACTCCTACACAGAAGTGGTTTTTAGAATGGCAAAAGCTGTACACAAAGTGTTACAAACTGTAATATATCGTGAGGAAGGGGTTGACAGAGGCACAAAAATGGTTATAACTGACCGCAGGGAAGCGTAGTTAAACTATAAGTCTAATATAAAGTTACAATAAAAAAATATCTTACTATAAAGTTTAACTAACACTGTTGCATATTAGTTCTTGGACTTAGGAAAAGTGTCACGTATAGTTAAACTTAGGTGTTGACACTATATTTAGGGTAGTATATACTAATTTGTACAAGGTTAAGACAATAAACGACTTAACTGTTAAAGAAGTTATAACTCATAGTGTAACTAAAGTACCGTAGACTACTTGATAGACTGTATTATTGTTAAGTCTCCTCATTTGTCTCCTCTCTCTTGATAGTAGTATAAACTTTCATTTAGTTTGCGGTACAATTTTATCTTAAATATGTATTGACAATAATGACAAAACGAATAAAACTATATGCAAGTGAAAATGTACTTGAAGAGTTCTACGATGCGTTAGCTAATAAAGACTCTCGTGCAATGTACCGTGTTCATATCCCCAAGAGTGACGTATTTTATGTCCGTACCGCTATAGAAGGCGACACCGGAGTAAGGTATACTTTAGATAGAGTAGAACGAGCTATGTATCTAGAGGGGATGTTAAACAAAAAAGATGTACTCGATCCAAACAGGAAGAGAGACTGGGAAGAATGACTAGTTTTGAAGAAGTTGACGTAGACAAAAGTGGTTCTATAGACAGATCTGAGTGGGAAGCCTTAGAACTAGAAGACAGACGTAGGCGACTCGATGACGAAGACTCCCAAAGAGATGCTCAGAGACGCATGGCGTGGTTCTGTTTAGTTGGGATGTTAGCTTACCCGTTCCTTGTGTTACTATGTAGCATTGTAGGGGCAGAGAAAGCCGCAGACATTATAGGATCTATGGCTTCAATCTACTTTTTATCTGTAGCTGGCATAGTTGGTGTATTCTTTGGAGTAACTAACATGAGCAAGAAAGAGGTAAAGGGGAATAACGGATGATAGGCTTAGGGTTAATCGGTCAAGTAGCTAATCTAGCTGGTACAATGATCGAAGGTAAGACTGCAGTTAAGAAAGCAGAAGCTGAAACTAAGATGAAGATAGCCACCGGTGAGATTGACTGGGATATAGAGGCTATGAAAGCTACACAGAATAGCTGGAAAGACGAATGGATAACTTTACTGTTCTCGATCCCGTTAATCCTAGCATTTTGTGGACAGTGGGGTAACGATATAGTTCATGCAGGGTTTGAGGCTCTAGAGATTATGCCTGACTGGTATCAATACTCTTTGGGTGGGATTGTAAGTGCCAGCATCGGTATGCGTGGCGTAAGTAAATACTTCGGGAAGAAATAATGAAACAAAACTTTGATGAATGTCTACATATGTTACTGGAACATGAGGGAGGATTCGTAAATCACCCCAAAGACCCCGGTGGTATGACTAACCTTGGTGTAACTAAGAGAGTATACGACGAATGGATAGGCCGAGAGTCTACCGAAGAAGAGATGCGTGACTTAACGCCAGACGATGTAGGGCCAATCTACAAGAGAAACTACTGGGATAGAGTTAAGGGCGATCATTTACCGTCAGGTGTAGACTGGTGTGCGTTTGACTGGGCGGTTAACTCCGGATCAGGCAGACCAGCTAAGGCTATCCAACGTGCAGTAGGAGCTACAGCGGATGGAGCTATAGGGCCACAGACATTAGGGCTCATTATGGAGAAAGACCCTAAGTTTATTATTGATTACGTATATACTGTTCGTCAAGGCTTCTATGAAGGCCTAGATACGTTCAAGACGTTTGGTCGTGGTTGGACTAGACGTAACAAAGAAACACTAGAGCAAGCATTGAAGATGATCTAATGGCTATACCTGAGCGAGTAAAGAATAAGATGAAGGCCGTAGGTCTTAAAGGTGTAAACAAACCTCAACGTCTTAATGATTCTTCAGGTAAGTCACATCACGTTATGGCTTCTGAGGGTGGTAAGTACAAATATATTAAGTTCGGTCAGAAGGGCGTAAAGACAAACCAGACCGCCGGACAACGTGAGGCTTTCAAGAGTCGTCATGCTAAGAACATCAAGAAGGGTAAGATGTCTGCCGCTTACTGGGCAGATAAAGTAAAGTGGAGCAGTAGCAAAACTAAATCTCCTTCTAAGAAATGGGTAAAGGGATCTTAAATGGCTGTCAATGCATCAGGTAATTATACTAAACCAACAATGCGTAAGAATTTATTCAATAAGATTAAAGCAGGAACTAGTGGTGGCAATGCAGGTCAATGGTCTGCACGTAAAGCTCAGATGTTAGCTAAACAGTATAAGGCTAAAGGTGGAGGTTACAAGAAGTCATGAAAGCCCCACAGAAATCACTCAAGAAGTGGACGAAAGAAGATTGGGGAACAAAGAGTGGTAAGCCTAGTGGCAAGACCGGAGAACGTTACCTCCCAAAGAAAGCAAGAGAAGCTTTAAGCTCCGCAGAATATGCGGCTACTACTGCGGCTAAGCGTAAAGGCACAGCGGCAGGAAAACAATTCGTAAAACAACCAAAGAAAATTGCAGATAAGACTGCAAAGTTTAGAGCATCAGAAGGTGGACTCACAATGAAAAAAGGTTATCATAAAATGCCAGACGGTACTATGATGAAAGATTCAGACATGAAGAAGAAGTCAGGGTATAAACACGGCGGTATGACTAAAGGCATGAAGGCCTTAAAGAAAGCCGCACCTGCTGTAGCTAAAAAGATGGGCTATAACAAAGGCGGTTCAGTAAACTGTGGTGCATCTATGAAGCCTAATAGAATGTCTAGGAAGTAATTCCTGTATCCCATAACGGGGTTGCAATATCAGCAATAGTGTGATATAACTATATATGTATAACTATACTCCAGAAAGCTACAAATAGTTTGTAGTATCATACTGGAGAATATACATGTTCAAGACATTTTCAATTTGGCTTAAAGCGTTAAACGAATCAATACAAAGATCACAACAAGCTAGGGCTGATTTGTGGTTACTTACACATCTAACAGATAGAGAACTAAAAGATATGGGTATCGCAAGATACGATATCAGACGGAGAATGAATGGCTCGTAATCTTACAGAGAACCAACAAAAGTTTCTGGAAGTCTTGTTTGAAGAGGCTTCCGGAGATGCGGCTGTAGCTAAGCGATTAGCAGGTTACAGTGATACAACATCTACTAGGTCTATCAGACTAGCACTGAAGGATGAAATCTTTGATGCTACTAAAGAGTATATGTCTAGTCTAGGCCCTAAGGCGGCTATAGCTTATGGCTCAGCTTTAGATGACCCTACACAGTTAGGTGTTAAGGAAAGGATGATAGCTGCAGGTCAAGTTCTTGACCGTTCTGGCTTAGTGAAGACTGAGAAAGTTGCAGTAGAGTCTAGCGGAGGTCTATTCATATTACCACCAAAGGATTCTTCACAAGGCGATGAAACATAAGACTGACTTCCAGAAAACGGAATTGGGCTATTGGATGCTACCAAAGCCCTCTCACATTAAAAGATGGGAAAGAATCCCACGACTATCTAAACGAACTGTACCTTTTGGATACCGTATAGATCCAGAGGACGATAGGTGGTTAGAGCCTATTGCTACCGAGTTAGAGTTATTAGAACTTGCAAAGAAACACTTGAAGCAATATAGTTACCGAGAAGTATCTGCTTGGTTAACCACACAGTCGGGTAGAAAAATAACTCATGATGGACTTAAGAAGCGCATAGATGTCGAAAGAAAACGTAAGTCACTTGCTAAAATTAAACGCAAGCTTGCCCTCTGGCTCGAAGAAACGAAAGCGCAGTACGAAGCCCTCGAAAAAGAAAGACTCGGTTACTACACCTACGACGAAGATAGTTGAGCAAGAGCCTGTGCACACTGTACCAGCACAAGTAGCACCAGCCCCATTCGATGTAGAGTATGCCCAAGAAGTAGTATTTCAACCCAATCCCGGCCCACAGACACAATATCTAGCGGCTAGTGAGAGAGAGGTACTATATGGAGGGGCAGCCGGAGGTGGGAAGAGCTATGCCACACTAGCAGACCCTCTTCGTAACCTAAACCATAAAGACTTTAGCGGTCTACTTGTACGTCACACAACAGAAGAGTTACGTGAACTTATACAGAAAAGCCAAGAGTTATACCCTAAAGCTATTCCGGGTATCAAGTGGTCAGAGAGAAAGTCTCAATGGACTACACCTCAAGGTGGTAGGCTATGGATGTCTTACTTGGATAAAGACACAGACGTTATGCGTTACCAAGGACAGGCGTTTAACTATGTAGCTTTCGATGAGTTGACTCAATGGAACAGTCC